AACGTATGATAGCCGACATTTGACCAATATCCTTGCCCCGCCACCGGATTTATGGGGCCAATGGCGGCGCTGACCAAGCATGAGTGGAGTCGATGACTGCCAGGCCAGAACGAAGCTGATGGTCAGCGAAGGCGCGACGAGTGCATTGGCCGCTATGGTGCATAAAGTGGAGGTAAGAGGCGATGAGCAAGAAGCGTGCGACGCTACGAAGCGTCCGCTTGACCGCAGGGTTAGCAAGATCAGCGCTCCGCCCGATCCTCGATGATCACTCGCTGACAGGCGGCGAGCTGGCGGGCAACATCGTCGGCGGATTGGGCAAGCCCGAGAAGAAAATCAGCAACTTCGTGCGGAAGTTCGCCGGGCGCTCCACCATCACTTCCGCTGGCGGCGGCGGAAGCCTGGCCGGCTGGACTGTCACCGGCTGACAGGGCGTGACTGGGGTATTGGATGCGCAGCCGGAGAGTGCCAGCGCGCAGAGCAGCCAGGTCAGCGACGTGTTGAGCTTGAGCATGGGACATGTCCTTTTCGTAATTGGTGGCGATGGTCGAGAGCGCGTCGGTGTGTTGCCGCTCGCTGGTGCGCGCGGCGTCTTCGGCGGCTTTGATCTGGGTGGCGGCCTGTGATGCCTGAATCGTCTGTACGTGCTCACAAGCCAGGCGTTCTGCGGTCGCGCCGTCGTGCCGTTGCCAGAGGCCGACACCCGCGAGACTGGACAGCCAGCCGATCAGCAGGCCGAGAATGATGTAGGGATTCATGGCGCACTCTCCGGCTTGAGCTTGAGCGCCGCGCCAACCCCGGCGAACACCGCCCCCAGGCCAAGGCCGAACTCCTGGAAATCGAACGGCTGCGGCGCGGGACCAACCCAGCGAATCACCACCCAGACTTGCAGCGCCAGGCCGATGACCACGGCCAGCACCGCGAGCACGCGCACTGCATCAACGGTGCGGTTGTCGCTCTCTGTGAGAATATCCATCAACTTCATGATTTCCCTCCTAGGGGTAGAAAACACGATTCCCCGACTTTGGAGGAATGGATTGCATGTGGCTCCACCCTTTCGTGGCCGAAGGATGTTCAAGCCAAATTCCGCATTGCTCCAATTTGTCCGGATGCGCCAGACACCAGTTATCGAGATCGCCTTCCGGGTCGTAGAGATCGACCGCCTGGCCGGTAATGTGCTTCGAACGCGGCGCAGCCCCAGGCACGGCGGCATTGACGGCGGCAGGTCGCCAGCCGGAGGTAATCGGAGATCCGGTGGCGGGGGATGTTTCAAGCGCTATGCCGGCGAGGTCGATCAGCGTGTTTACCCGGCGCAGCAGGTCGGCGGCATTGGCACGGATTTGCCCGGTCATCTCGCCGCGATACTTGCTGTCGCGGCCCATCCAGTAATCCATGATGAGCAGCATCACATCCCCAATGATTTGAGCATTCCCGCGAACATCAGCGTGCCGAGAATGGAGAAAACTGCAATGAGGATTTTACTGATCACTTCCTCGCTGATCTTGCGGCGAGATCCGGCCGCTTTGGCCTCTTCTCGCTCTTTGCGTAGCACATAGGCGCATTTCCCGCCGGGGCGTGATTCGCGGAATTGCGCGATCCAGACATGGTCGTCGTCATGCACTGCGCTGTGGCCGTTGAGCACCATTTCGCGGATGGTTTTTTCGTCGCTCATTACCATGTCGATCTTGGCCCCGATCTCTTCCAGCACCGCCAACATGAGCAGCAGCACCGCGCGCATGTTGTCGTCTTTGCAGTCGGCAATCGCTTTGAGGATGGCCGGCTTGGCGGATTCGGTCATATCGGTTTTTCTCCGGTTCATATCCAGGGCAGGTTTGGATTGCGAATGCGGTCGGCGAAATACGCCTTGCGGCAGTGACCACGATCAATTTTGTCGAGCATCTAGCACAACCACTTGCAGCCCGCGCAACCGGTCGTTGATGGCGGGCAGCCAGATGGAGACGAACACGGCGGCGATGAGGCCGAGCAGCAGGGCATCGATCTGGGCGCCGAGCAGGGTGCCAGTCAGGCCGATGCCGGAGCCAACCAGGATGCCGACGGTGGTGTTGGGTTCAGTCATGTGTCCTCACCAGCATTCAAATCCGAATTGTTCCCGCGCCACCGTGGCGCGTTCCTGGTAGCGCGGGTCGCCCCAGTACACCTGGGAGGTACGTTCGTAGCCCTTGACCATGGCCTCCATGGAACGACAGCGGCGATAGAAGTCGTTGCGGCGCCGCTGTTCTTCGGCTTCTCTTATGGCGCGGGCTTGGCGGGCAGCTTCTTCGGCCTTGCGGATTTCCTCGGCGGCGGCGATCTCGATCCCGGCAAGCCGGCGGGCGCGGGCCACATCCTCCTCCGGAGGTGATGGCGGTAAGGCAAAATCGTCCTGGTTGAGCACGTCGGCGTCTCCCATGGCCCAGGACGGTGCTTGGGCGCAGGGCACGTCCTGGTATAGCGTGCGGCCGTCGGTCAGGTGGCAGACGTAGATCCCGGCCCAGGTGGGATGGCACAACAACAGGGCGATGAGGAGTGTTTTCATCGTTTGTGGGTCGCTACGACAATGCTGCGGTTGGTGAAGGAGCGGCTGGCGCCGCTGTAGTTTTGCTTGAGCGCGTAGGTGTGCGCGCTCGTGTCGCCCGGAGAATCGGCCACGGTGAATGCGAAGGGGACGGCGGGAAACGTCGCGGTGAAATCGAACGTGGCGATTGCTGTTGCATCACGATAGAGCTTTAGCGATTCCACGTTGTTGGCGGTGGGCATGACACATATGTCGATTACGACCTGTGGATTCCCAGATGTGGATGCGTGGCTCGACGCGCTGACGATGGTGTCCCCGTAGGCGAAACTGGCCGATCCCTCCGCGTAGCTGCTGGCGATCTTGCTGATCGCGTCGGCGACCAGATTGCCAGTGACTACCGCATTAGCCGCCGTGAGCGTGCCAGAAAACGTGCCTCCGGCAGCGGACAAGTTCCCGGCAAAGGTCCCCGTGGCGGCCGATAGGCTGCCCGCGAACGTGCCGGTCGCTGCTGATAGGCTGCCGGCAAAGGTCCCCGTGGCGGCAGCCAACGAACCGCGAAATGTCCCTTGATTGATTTCGAGGCTGGTCGCTGAAAGCTGCCATCCGTCCGAGCCAGCAACATAGGCCGCGTTTTTCAGCACTGCGGACGTTGAAAACGTAATCCCGCCGCTCGTCACCGTGGTGCCGGTGTTGATGGCGCCGGCGGTGTTGTCGGCATTGGCCGGGGGCTTGGTTCCGGTCACATCCGCATAATCCACGCTGGCGCTCACCGTGCTGGCGTCGCTGCTGGCGGCGATAGTGACAGGCCCAGCCCAGGCGCTGGGCACGCCGCCGGCGGTCAGCGATCTGACGCGGACGTGGTAGCTGACGCCAGACTGAACTGGTGCGATGTAGGCCGTGACGACAGCCGCCGGGACGACAGCGGATTGATAGGCGGTGTCTGTGGTGATCTTGTGCTGCAGTTCATAGCTGACGACGCGGCTGTCGGCGGCTGCGGTCCAGGTGGCGTAGAGTCGGCACAGGGTGAGGCCGTCGGGCTGGGCGAGCTGGTGGGTGGCGCCGCTGGCGGCGGCAAGGCTGGTTGGGGGCGGCAGATTGAGCAGGCTGGGCAGCGTGGTATCCGGCGCAGCATCCACTACCACGGCATCGCTGCTCGACCAGGCATAGCTGGTGCTGGCCTCTTCCTGCAACTCCAGATCGATGCCGCCGGTGGGTTGCAAAATCCAGCGGGTGACGCGGAAGGCTTTACTCGACCAGCCGAGCTGCGCGATGGTCAGGCTGAACACGTCCCAGGCCGCCAACTTGAACGCAGTGAGCTTGCACGGCAGCATTGCAGTGATGCCCTGGCGACCGCGCTCAAGCACGATCTTGGCCATGCGCTGCGCGGCAAAGCTGTCCGTGGTGAACGGTAGCTCGATATCCTTCAGCAGTTGCTCGCCGCCGTCTTGCGTTTCGTAGGTGCTGCTGACTACTTGCGGGAAGTCGCTGGGCTGCCAGTAGTTGTCTGGGCTGACGAAGGTGCCGCGCACGCCGTTGAACAGGCTTTGCCGGCTGGGCCGGGCTTGCAGGCTCAGATCGCCGCGCAGGTCGTTTTCGGTCAAAGTGATTGTCGGCGTGCTGTAGGCTGCGGCGTAGATCCGATACTCGCCCTGGGTGTAGACCAGATTCCCGACGGCGGCGGAAAGCATGCTGCGCAGGTTGGCGACGATGGTGTTGCCGGTGTCGATGCTGCCGTTGCAGGTGTAGCGCGCCTGAGTGCCGCCGCCGGGGATGCTGACGCTTTCATCGCAGATGTTGGCCTGGGTAACCAGGTGGGTGGCGACGTTGACTTCGGCTGCTGTGGCGCGCAGGCCAAAGTCGGCTTGTAGGTAATCGGCAATGCACAGCGCCCAGTTGTCCGACCAGACCGTGGTGGTGGTGCGCGGGTCGTAGACCTTGCGGCCCCGGGTCAGCGCTTTGATGTTTTCCAGGCCGTAGGGGTAGACGGCAGCGTCGAATTTCAGGCGGATGTAAAGGTAGGTGATGCCTTGCAGGCGGTGATCGGTTGTCCATTCGGCGACCTCGGCCACCAGATCGGAATCGGCGGTCTGGCTGCTGCTGCCAAGGTGCTTCTTGATCCGCATCAAGCCGGAAAAGCGGCCGCTGGTGACGTTGCCGGAACCGTCTAACGTGCCGACGGTGTCGTCGCCGAATTGCACTGACTCGATGGATTCGCACTCGCCATGGGCAAGCGGGATGCACAGGTGCAGATACTCGTTGGTGCTGCCTGTACTGGCGGCAAATACGATTGGGCCGGACATCATGGCCTGGCCATAAACCACATGGCGGGTGGCGACAGCCGAGCGGATCATCTGCTGGCGATCCTGCGCGGCGGCGGTGAAGGCCGCTTGTTTTGGCGCTTTGTTGAGGCCAAGCGCAGAACTTAGCGCGCTGCCGACAACAGCGGCGGCAAGACCTGAAACGACGCCATAGGCGATGCTACCGACGGTAAGGCCAACGGCGCCGGCAATGGCTGAACCTGCGGCTGCTCCGGCGGCGGCAACGATGATGGCTGGCATTATCCGATCCTCCAGGCAGACATCCAGCAGGCGCGGTCGACAAACTGAAGGCGGCGCGGGCCAGGCACGGCGGCGATATCGCCGAGGCAGATGGCCAGCGCTTTGATTTGATCGATCTCGACCAGCACCACATCACCCCGTTGCGCGAGCAGTGGTGCGATGGGTTGACCAAGCCGAGCGGTGACGGCGGCTTCCAGCCCGCCGAGACTATCGAGCAGAGATTCCGCGGTGGGGCCGTCGTGATAGCCGCGCAGGTCGGCAATGGGGTCCGTGCCGGTCATGGCTTCGACGGCGTCGGCGGCGAAGGCGCAACAGTCGTGCTCGCCCCAGGCAAATGGCCAGGCGTTGCGGGACTCGACCAGCGCATGCAGGGCTTCCGGCCAGTTTTCGCGGCGGTGGCTCATGTGCGGCCCCAGATCAATACTTTCTCGACCATCTGCGGCACAAACTCCAAGCCTTTGTCGGCCGGGTATTCGGCGATCTGGTCTTCGTGGGTGTAGCGGCGGACGCGGGCACGCTCCCAGTCTGCCATCTTGTTTTCGGCGGTGATCTTGATGCTGGCGGTATCGCCCAAAGTAATGACGGCAGCATCGATGCGGCCTGGGAAAACCAGCACCGGATCTGCCAGCACGGCATAGTCGGCGCTCAATGGCGCCATCCAGATATTGCAGTTGCGGCCCTGGTAGTGCTCACCAAGCACGCGGCTGATCATGGCGGACGGAATGCCGGTCAGGGTTAGCGTGACGCCGGACATTTCCATGTCGGCGTTTTCGCTGATCACGTCGACGCTGCCTAGGTTGGCCAGGCCCCGCCACTCCTTGCTGTCCCAGGCAAAGGTGACGGCGGAGTTGTTGACGCGGACAAAGCCGGAGGGCCAATCCAGCTCGATCAAGAGCAGGCAGGGGACGACTTCACCGGCGAAAGCGTTTGCGGCGGCGGTGGTTAGCGTGCGGCTCATGCAAAGGCCTCCACCGCTTCAAGCACAAAATTTGAATAACCCGTCATGTAGTCGGTGCCGATTTCATCGCCGGCCAGCCGCATGATGCAGGTGGGTGCTACGACAACCAGCGCGGTATCTGTGGTCGGAGAAACGCGGATCGGTTCATCCAGGTTGATGCTCATCTGCCCGGAGCCGTTGGCGGTGGCGTCGGCAATCACCATGCGCAGCTCGGCTCCCGCGTTGTAGCCGATGAAATCGCCGGCCAGCAGCGTGGCGCCAGCGGTCCAGCCGTCGGTGGCAAGGGTTGCGCCGGTCTGGCTGGCGCCATTGACCAGCGGTGTACCCAGTGCGGTGCCGCGCGGTGAGGGCTGGCCGAGGTTGCCAAAGTAGAAGCGGCCGGCGGTGCCGCGCAGGCTGGCGAGAAAGACCAGCAATTTTGCGCGATCATCGGCAGCCAGATTGTCCCAGCGGGCGGTGCAGGCCCAGCGGGCGCCCGGCAGTGCCAGGGTTTGCACGCCACGGGTAAGGGGAGATTCGAAGGTCTGGGTGTTGCTGATCTTGCGCCAGGCAAACGCACTTGGGCCGTGGCGGCTCAGCGTGGGGAAGGTAAGCGTGGTCATGCGCGGCCCGTCGCACGCGCGAAGCTGCCGCCGCGCTGCATTGAGTTGTAGATTTCAGCTTTGGCGAGGTCTTTGGCTTGGATCATCGCCTGCACGATCGAGGCGCGGTCGGAGCGGGAATCGACGCTGATGTTTTGGATGACGGTGACGCCGCCGCCGGCCTGCTGTTGGCCAGGCGTTTGCACGTTGACCATTTCGCCCGGAGTGGCCTTGAACGCGACCAGTTGGCTGTCAGTGCCGCCAGATCCGCCGACGGTGAAGCTGCCGCCAGTGGCGAATCCAAACAGTTCAGCGATGGAACCAAAAATGTTTTGTCCACCGCCACCGGCGCCGCTGCTGCCATTGAAAATGCTGCTGACTGCGTTGCCAATGGGTTCGGTGACGCTTTTGCGCACGATGATGCGGGCGACGTCCTTTTCAATTCCTTTGAGCACATCGCTGAATTTACCGCCTTCAAGAGCGGCATCTTCAAACGCGCTGCTGAAGGTCAGGCCCAGCTCTTTTGCCAGGTTGCTTTGCTCTTTCAGCTTTTCGTTGGTTTCGCCGGTCAGTTGCCCGATGGCTTCCTCGTATTGCTGCGCGCCGATCTGGCCATCAAAAAATGCTTGATTGAGGAAATCGATATTCGATTGCAGCGCTTCTGTTTTGGTTAGCGTGGTGTTGCTGATCAGGGATTCGAGCCGCTTCCGGTAATCGTCGAGCGCCCGTGTTTCGGCGTCGAAGGCCGGGCCGGAGAATATGCGGAATTCATCGGCGGCTTCGTCGTTTGCACGCTTGATGATTTCGTTGCGGGCAGCCAGTTCTGCGGCGGTGCGCTCTTTGCCGAAGGGGTCGATAATGTCGAGTCTTTCGGCGGCGAGCTTGCCGGGCTTCGGCATCTTGATTTTTGTGTCGCCGGACCCGGTTGGCTTTCCAGCATTACCGCCTGCCGCTGTGCCTGCTGAATTTGCTGCTTTTTCTCCGAGCAATACAGATCGCTCGTATTGGTCCAGGGTGGCGCGCTGCGTCCGTGCGTACTCCGCGGCCATGTCCAAAGTCTTTTTCGCCATGCCGAACTGTGCAGTCATGGCGTACCCGGTGGCCGTAAGCGCGGAAACCGTGTCGTTTGCCAGAACGCGCAGGACAAACGACACGTTTGACCCAGTTACGGCCAGGGTCCGCGCGGTCGTGGCAAACGCGCCATAGGCTGTGTTCATGCCGCCCATTGCTTCGGCGTGCTTTTCCTGTTCCGGCGTGGACAGGTTGATGATGCGGCTCAGTTCCTCGATCGCTTTTGCCGCCGATGTCACGGAGTCATAAATCAGGTCCCCGGTGTTGCTCTGACTGACGGTCAGGAATAGCGCATCCCAGGTGTCGGCCAGATTGCTGAGTGCTCCGTCCAGGGTGGCGGCCCGTGTGGCCATGGCGCCGGCGAACTGGTTGTTGCCAATCTTGGTGAGGTAGCCGGTGATTTCCTCGGCCGAGTTTTTGATGGTGGTGGTGACGCCCTGGAAGGTGAGCGATATTTCGTCGCCATTCTTGCGCGCCTTGATGCCGAATTCCTTTAGGCGCTCGAACTCGCCGGTAGACGCATCGGCCACCGCCTCGATCATCTGGTTGAGGGATTTTCCCATGGCGCTGGCGGTGTTGCCGTAGCTCGCCAGGCTTTCCTTGCTGGCGTCCAGGCCCAGGGATTTCATTTTCACAAATGCCCCAGTTACTTCGGCCAGGCTGAACGGGGTAGTTGCGGCGAATTCCTTGATCCAGGCGAACTCACGTTCCGCGTTCGCCGAGCTGCCGGTGACCGTGATCAGGGAGGAGTTGAGCACGTCGAACTCACGCTGCACGCTGATGAGCTTGCCGGCCACCTCCATGATTGAGCTGAGCCCGGCCAGGCTGGCGCCGGCAGTGGCCACGCCCTTGAAGGCGCTGACCATGCGGGCGCTCTGGGTCTCGGCAACATGCGCGGCACGGCCCATGTCCCGCTCGATGTTGGCAATGCGGGCGTTGAGGTCGATGGTGAGGCTGGCAAATGCCATACGGGTCAGTCCTTTTTCGCCATGGCGCGCAGGGCGGCGCGCTCCATGGTGCGCAGATCCTCAAACAGGGCCGGCCAGGTGGCCGGGTCGACGCCCATCAACTCCAGGGCCGGGCGGATGGCGGCGTAGTCCATGCCGGTGCGGCCCCCCATGCCGGCCCGCCACTGGGTGGAGAGGGCGGCGAAAACGTGGAAGGCCTCAGCCGTGTCGGGCCATAGTTCGGTTTCGTTGCCTTCCCCGGCGAAGTCTTCCGGGGTAAGGCCCCAGGCGGCCAGTTGCTCCGGGTCTACGGTGGGCGACGGGGCAAAGATCGCGGCCGCCGCCCGGGTCAGTTTCCCGCGCGGGCTCCGCGCAGGCCGGCCAGGTAGCCCATGAGCAGCTCGGTGTCGGCCTGGTGGTAGTTGGCGATCAGCAGCCCGAGGTTTTCCAGGCTGTACGGCACGTCGCAGCCGGACCAGCCGACGATCACCTCAGCCAGCGTGGCCGCCTCGGTGCCGGGCTCGCGGCCATTGACGGCGCGGAACCAGTCCAGGGCGGCCTGTTTCTGCTGGTAGCGGTAGCGCACCAGCAGTTTCTGGGGCGCGGCGCCCGGGGTGCTGATATTCACCGCCGCCTCGAACTCGGGCGCCGGGTTGATGCGCAGGGTGATTTCGTCGCCGGCCATGGGTTAGCTCGCGTAGCGGGTGAGGTCGTTGGCAATGGCGATGTCGATGTTGGCCTTCATCGGGGTATTGGCGGCCATCGACGGCATCTTCTGCAGCGACCAGTAGCCGCCGGCATAGATGCGAGCGCCGGATTTCAGCTCGATCTTGAGGCCGTAGACGGTCTGGTTGGCGTTGCTGGCGGCCAGGACGGTGCTGTACCAGGCCAGTGCGGGGTCGTCAAAAAATGTCAGTTGCAGGCCCTGGGCGCTGCGGTAGCTGGGAAGGCGGCGTTCCCGGCCCATGGAGATGGCCTGGTACTGAATGAACTGCTGCTCGCCGCCGCTGGTGCTGGGGGTCTCGACCTGGGTGATTTCGGTCCACGCGGTGACCTCGCGCACCGTGCCGGCGCCGCCGCCGGCCGGGAACATGGCGGTGTCATGGGTGTCCAGGCCCTCGACGGTGACCAGGTAGGGGCCGCTGCCGCTGACGGATTTCACGCGGTAGTAGTTGCCGTCGATTTCCTCCCAGCCGGAGGTGGTTTCGATGATGTCGCCGGTGGCCAGGCTGGGGTCAGACGCGAAACTCAACACGCATTCCGACGCGTTGCTGGCGGCGCTGAAGGTCTTGGCGGCGCCGTAGGTGGCGGCGATGAAAAACTTGCTTCCGTTCGGGAGGTATACGGCCATGGTGGGCTCCAAAAAAAAACCCGCACAGGGCGGGCAATGGGTGGCTGTGGGTGGTGTGGGTGCTACTGGGTGAGAGTCTGGTAATCGAGGGTTGCAGCGGATCGGCCTGTTGACTCATCCAGCTCCGATCCGCGCGAGACATAGGTGAGCACCGATGTTTGCAGCGCCGCCGTCACCGCATCCGCCAACGCCTCGGCAGCAATGCGGGTATCTGCCCAGCAGGCCAGCGTCAGGGTGACGATTTCGCCCAGCGTTGCGCCGCTGATTGCAACGATTGGCTGGGTGGATGTGCGCTCGTAGCCGATATACGGGGCGGCCTTTTCTTCCGGCACGAGGTCTGGGTAAATGCGGGTGCTGACCAGCGCTGTGACGCCGGGAGCGGCGCTTAGGAGGCTGTAAAGGGTGGCTTCTGCGCTCATGGTCTGCGGGCGTTTGCTTTGTCGATGCGGGTTTTCAGGCGCGCTGTGAAGATGTCGATGGCGCGTTCTGCGTTGGCGTTGAACGCTGGCCCCATGAACGGCTGGGCGGCGTGGTGCTGGGTGCCAAATTCCTGAAAACGCCAGTAGAACGGGTCGAACGGGTTGCGTGCGCTGGATTTGCCGCCGAGGCCTTTGCGTTTGCGGACGGCGACATAGACGCCGATTTCGCCGTTCTGGCCGTTGATGCGCTTGCTGGCCTTGGTGATGATGCTGCGCTTCAGCGTGCCGGGCAGGCGGTAAGTGGCCGACTGTTTCAGGACAGGCGCTTTTTCGCGCGCAGCCTTGGCAATCGGCGCGGCTGCATCGCGCAGGCCGGCGCGGACAACCTTCTTTTTCAAGTCTGTCGTGAGTTCAGCCAAACTGCGCTTGAGATCCGCGAGGCCTTCGATCTCAGCCATTTTTTAGCCCCTTGCTGCATTGCAGGTAGTAGTCGACGCCGTCGTCACTGGGGATGATGGCGTGCAGCGTGTAGATGTCGGCGCCGTGCTGAATGCGCCAGTCATCTGCAATACCGGCAGCGGCGAGCTGGCGAACGGTGATGCGTGCGGTGACCTCAGACTGAGCCTGCTGCGCGGCGATCAGCGCACGGCCGGACAATGCCGATACCTGCGCCCAAATGGTCGCTTGTGTTGTCCAGGCGATGGACTCGCCGCCCATGGCGTCGCGCGTGACGGTCTTGCTTTGCAGCGTGATGCGGCGGTTGAGTTTGCCGGCGTTGAGCATCGCTATGGACTCGGTTCAGTGGGCGCGGGGGTGGGGGGCTCAGGGGCGCGGTAGGCGATCCGACAGTCTTACCCGGTTTACAAAAACACCGGGAAAACGCCTGACATCGCCGCCACTTGAGCCGCAATGCCCGCATCACTTTGATGAACGCCGTCGTTAGTCATGCCGACCGCGAAATTTACTTGCCCATCTCCATCTGTCACCCCAGACACTGGCGTTGAGTAGTCCAGGAAATGGCGACAGGCGGCAGCCATTTCCGCATTGAATGCCACGCGCAGCGCATCGGTAGCACCAAAGTCCTTGACGATAGGGTTCGCAGGCTGGAACGCACGGCAAATCAGGATGATATTGTTGGCTCGGCAGATTTCAGACACTGCGGCGAGCTGTTGCCGCCAGGTGGTCACGGTGGCGGCCGTGATAGTCGTTGTGTCATTTGGCGACCCCGGACAGAAAACCACGGCATCAGGGATCAGACCGGCAGTCACCGCATCACTCAACGTCAGCGAGTAGCTTGCAGATGCAGCACCAGACCATGCCAGATTAGCCACTTCCACCTTTTGTTTTTGCCATGAGGCTTCGCCTGCCTCGAATACCGGGCCGCCGCCAAGGTAGGTTCCGCGCCCGGATTCAGTCGAATCGCCTACTGTCATCACAGTAAACACACGGCCCTGAGATACGTACATGACGCCAATAATCGGACTGTATGATACGTTTGTCGTGCTAGTGAACGTAGCCGGGTTGGTAAGTGCGTCGCCTGCCTGACTGCGGAAAATAGTTCGCTTCTGTGGGTGCGTCGCCCAATTGGTGAAATTATCAGTCGCGCCATCTGTGCCGTTACCTAAGTAAGTGCGCGTGTAATCAACAGAGGTGTTGATGAACACTGAAACACAGACCAGTTTTGAGCGGGCCGGATTGCTGATTGCCGCAGCGGAGGATGAAATAGCCAGCCCAGGGCGGTTTGCGGCAGGGATTGCAGGTATGGCTGAACCAGACGGAGCTCCGGCGACAGCCCAGGTAGCGGTCGTACCGTTCAGGTCGTCTTCGGTTACCGCCGCGATTTTAGTTCCACTCACCGCGACTGTAGATGCTGAGCCGTTGCCGAAAATCGCCCACACTTTATCTGGCGCTTCTTCCAACTCGAAAACCGCGTGGAATGTCTCGCCAGGGCCATTGGCATGGACGATGGTATGGGGCGCATTCAGACGGCCATCCAGGATTCGGATGGCGCGTCGGATTGGGGCGGCCTGCACGATTGGTCTGCCATCCGCCCCCACCAGCACGGTGTTGCCGGAGTCATCTTTTAACCACTTCGCTAGCCCGGCCTCTCCATCGTTGTCGCCATCAATGTCCGAACGAGCAATTCCAGCGGCAATTAGGGTTGCTTCGTTGGTCAGGCCGCTGACGATCTGGTCGGGCTGGTATCCGTTCCAGCTTTGAATAAATCGGATGGTCA